TTTTTTCCGATGCTGTGAAACTCGCGTAAATCCTCATCATTCATCATTTTAGGGCTCCTTTATTTACTACCTTGTATTGTTTTAAGTCTACAATATTATCTTGATTAATGCTGTAGTGGTCTATCACTTGTTGGATCTTAGGCATCTTAACGTGTGCCCAGGGCCATAGCAATTTACAGACATAGAAAGCATCTCTAAATGTGCAACGCCACTTCCATTGCATTAAATATTTAGTTCCATCTTTACGCAAACCTTTACGAGGCTTACGCACAACAGTTCCGCGTCCTAATACTTCGTGGACCCAACGTATAACAGACTCATCCGTCATAGTTATTTCCATACTAATACGTTGTGACATAGATGTTCTATAACCTTTGCCATTATGTTTTTTCTTTTTCTCCGTACGCTTTGCGTAATAGATACTGCCTTCTCCATCAAATAGCCCGGCAATATAGGCTCTATCTGTTTCTGTTATCATTTTCTTCCTTGTTCCACATTCGTAACAAACCTATTACGCATGCATATATTAATAGTATTGCTGCTATCGAAACTAACAAATCCATTACAATTTAAACGCCTGTAATTCTTTTAATTTTTCTTGAGCATCTACAATTTTTTGCATAAGTTTATCTATCTCTTCTATGTGCTGTGGATGTTCTCCAATGCCAACAGAATTATCCAGATAGATTTTTATAGTTGCATCTGCTTCTGATATTTGCGCAGTGTATTTATCTTCTAGCGCTTGCAGTATAGCTTGTCTCATATTATTACCCCCACTATAAACCCAACAATAAAACCTACCGACGCATAAACTATCTCGCTTCGATAGTATAAACTCCAGGCAGACAATTGTTGTCTCCATTTTTTATTATTAATGCTGTATTTTCCGAACAGTATCATTGTCTTCTTCCTCCTCTATCTCTCCTTGATTGTTGCAAAATTCACAGTCGGCCCATTGTTCTTCATAGGCTTGCTCAAATGGCACTCTTATAAATCCGTTGCCATTGCAAACTTTGCATATTTTTTTAGGCATATTTTTTCCTTTCTATTAAAAAATTGCTTTGCTTTCATTCTTATGTATTGATGGTCAAACCCAGCGTACTGGCATACCAAAGCAAAATCTCTATTAGGCTCTAGAAAATAACTTCTAGCTGTCTGTGTAAAGTAATCATTGCCTGGGTTACCGTAATTTTTATTACGCCATTGTGAACCCAATGCGTCCTCCAGGGCTACGATTAACACATTACGCCAAAGACTTTGCTCTGCATTCTTCTTGTCTCCAATTACGTTAATCGCCTTTGGAAACACGCTTTGTGATTTTGCCATTTAACTTCTTCGCTTTCTCGTCTACTAACATTCTAATCACCTGCGCTCTTGATAAAATGATTCCTGGTGCCAGTACCTTGGTCAGCTTATCAATTTTACCATAGCAGTCATGATCAACTGCGAGACTTTTGTATTTGCTTATGTCTGTCATTTAGTATATCCTTTCTGTAATATCTAAACATATAGGATATTTATATAAATTTACAAGGAACTTGTCAATGAAATTTTTTTTAACAGTATACATTTGTTCAACTATAGCGGGTAATTGTGTTACTACTCTTACATATCCTAAGCCACAGGACAGCTATTATGATTGTGTTCGAAATGGGCTTTCTGAGTCATACGATATATTGTATCAAGGCAAGTTTTCGGAACAAGATGTAGTAAAATTTAGAATGTATCCTAAATTTACATGCGAAGAAGCTATTGTTCCACCGCCTAAACCAAAGACCCCAGCTTAATTATTTGCCCTGGCCCCGGTATTTTTTGAAACTACGCCGGCGGTTCTTGTTCATTTTTGCCTTGCTAGGATTGCGTCCAATCGATGTTTTGTGAAATGTAGGCACGTGAGCGACCTTTGCGTATAAACCTTTAGACTTTTTCGCCATTTTCTTTTATGTATGCCTTATCATTTTCAGTTACTTTTAAATATCTTATATTTCCATTTATGTATTGTCTGGTGTCTGCGCCACAGTTGGTGCATCTATAATAATCTTGTACAATTGCAATTAAAATTGTTTCTTCTTCACACTGTTCACAAAAACCGTGAACGGTATCTATATTAGCAAATGCTTTTTGTATTATAATTTTCTTACTCATTACAAATCTACAGCGTTATTTATACCAACTAGCCACAACATATCTTATGTTTTGTTTAACCATATTAACACCATGTTTATAATATTGTCCGTCAAAAAACAATACTCTACCCATTTTTGGTTTAAATATAGTGCCTTCTTCAAAATAAGTTTGACCGCCTTCAAAATTATCATTTAAATAAATAATAGATGATAAAACTGTGTCTTTTTTTGCCATATCAAAATGTAAGTCTTGTTTTGAACCTATTGGCCATTTTACTATTTCAAACCAATCTACTTCTGCTCCATATTCTTTAGAAATCACATTAAGTTTATATTTAATATCCTCTACATTACAAGCTAAAGGATAGACATCTCTCCACTGTTTTGAAAATTTTTCGTTTGCTTTGTAATAATTTATGAGATTGTCACATTCTACTTTTGATAAAAAATTATCAATAATTATTGTCTTCACGTTAAGTCTACAGCGTTACCAATAACAGGTTTGTATTTAGTTTTACCTTCTTCTTTGTATGCTCTTAGTAGTTGTTTTCTTGGTTTATCAGATACATAGCTACAGTGGATCCATCCGCTGTTGGGCTCACCTGGAGTAAAAAATTCTAATATCATTTGATCATACGGTAGGTTTGCTTTGATCCAATCAAAGACTTCAGCGTTGCTTGTGCCCAGGCATTCGAAGTCCGCCGCCTCCGCACGGGTATGTTGCGAATTTAAACTGCTGCCAATTTTTACACATAACTCTGGGCTACGAAAGCAGCTGGTTACCGTCACTCTACCAAAGTGATCACGCACTGGCTGTAGAATATTTTCACAAAGTAGTTTTAATTTTTCTATTTGATCTGCATTAGGATTGTTATCAATGCCAAGCCTGATGGCTGTGTCTGATTTAATTAGTTCTGAGAGGCTAAAGTTACGTGATAGTTTCATTTTTATATTTTATCCTGTTATATATTTTTTTACTGTTTATTCTATGTTGCCTAAATCTATCATCTCTAAGCATTTGTGCAAACCTATTAATTTTTTTTAATTTATTCAATAATGAGTTTTTTGATTGATTTTGAGCCATCTATGTTATCCTCTAATTCTGCCTGACCCTTCCAGCATTTGTACGTAACAGATTCGGAGAAGGTCCTCTCCGCTTCACGCTTCCCGCGAAGGCACATAGCCATTGAGTCTTGCAGTCGTGCCTCTTTAATTTCTCCGTTAATAAACATTAGTAATCCTACTACAGCTTCAATCATACTACCTTACCTTTGTTTTCACCTTCTTTAATAACATATTTCTGTGTACCATGCTTACCAGTTTCAACTTCTTTTTTTAAATCTTTTACATACCTCATCTGTTTAGCTTGTTTATTCATGTCAGCTATATAATCTAAAACTTTTTTAGTAATTCTTCCCGTTGCCATTTGTATATTTCATTTCTCTGTTTGCATCTTTTAATTTTTCGATGTCTACCAATACTTTGTCCATTTGTTTTCTTAAAAATTCTATGTTGACTTTGTTCAAAGCCATGTCTTCAATGTGTTTGTTTAACTTGTCAGTCGACTTATAAAGATCCTCGATCATCATAAATTGTTCCGAATCGGCGGGCAATGAACCTAGTTGTCCACGCGGCCATTTGATTCTAAACTCTGTGTTCTCTTCTAAATCTTTTTCCATTAATTGTATTCGAGTGTCAGCTATGTTTAATCTTTCAACAATTTGGAAATAGCCCATGGTGCCGAGAGCAACGATGACGATCAAACTAGCAACCGTCTTCATAGGCATCTGCACTGCAGCTTCCTCAGATATATTTAATGGTTTCTTACTCATCTAGTTGGAATATACCCCGGTTCTAAGAAAATAGCCAGAAGGCATAATAAAACTATTAGAATAGCTGTGAATCTGTAATCCATCCTGGCTATCTCCCATAATTATCCCCATATCCAACTTTTAATTTTGTCCCAAATTTTGCAACAAAATCTTTTACATTTTTCAATCATGTTTTTTCTCCTCAATTTCGTAAAAGAATTTATCAGTATCTTCTGTTCTCCACTGACTTGTGTCTTCTACGTTCCATTCGTTAGTCTGCACTTTCCAATCAGGGATATTATCTTTTACAGTAAAAGAAGGTATATCCCATATACATCTATTGTTTGGCTGTGCTGCATAATTACCATCGTCTAATGCAATTATGTGTGCGCACTTATGTTCGTGCGGGATCTCAGAATGATCAGTATCTAATATGTTACTCTCTGGATGTGCAAAGTCAACTGTAAATAAGTATTTACCTGGGTGCCATTTTTTATCTTTACCTATGTATTTTCCTGCTTGTCCGTCTAGAATATCAAAAGAATGAACAGAAGGATAATAACTAAAACAATTCCAGAGCTGAAGTTCATCAAGTCGTCTCTTTGGAACTTCTTCTGGTTTAAAACCACGTTGAATAAATGCGCTAATCGGGAGGCGATAAAATATTGCACCGTTCTCCATGATGGCATGAAACAAGATCGAACGACCTGTAATAGCGCTAAGACCAAAGATAATACAGTCTTCAACTTCTCCATGATGTTTTTGTAAATCATATAGATACTCCCTTCTTATTTGAGCATAGGTTACTGGTATGTTTGCATTTAGATAAGCCATAAATCATTTTATAGATCCCCAATTAGGACCTGATTCGTAGTCTACCTTGTTTGGTATCTTCAAGTCAACTGCGTTTTCCATCACATCTCTTATTTTAGCAGCCTCTTCTTCATCTTTAACTGATATGTCTAATTCATCGTGCACTTGAATATGTGGTGTAATTCCCTCTTTGTACAATTCTAACATAGCTTTCTTTGTCATGTCTGCAGCTGATCCTTGTATTAATTTATTTAATGCTTTGTATGTAAAAGCTCTACGCGTAGGATTGTTATGCCAATAATTTTTTTTAAAATTACCATCACTATCTTTTAATATTTCACCTTCATCATCTTTTAAATATGGTCCCATCTTTTGTAGATCCTGCATGCGTTCTTCATCTTCGGCTGGTATGTATTTACCCCAGTCCGACCCACGAAGGATAGGTTCATACTTAGGAAATCTACATCGTCTACCTAACAAAGTTTTAATCTGACCTTTTTTAGAACCTGCTTTCATAACTTCATTCATTAATTGTTTTACAAAAGGAACTTTGCTGTGATACTTGTCAAATAATTCCTGAGCTTTGAATTTAGATACACCTAACTCTGCTTGTAGTTTGGCTTTTCCCATACCATAAAAAAGACCCAAATTGATCACTTTTGCTTGTGACCGGGGTATTTCTGCCATATCTGCAACGATTTTGTGAAAGTCGGTCGAAGGGTCAGTGTCATACGAATCTGCAATTGTATTTACTGATGGCAGTCCATAACGTAAAGCATAGTGTGCAACAAGTCTTGGTTCCTGTTGCGAGTAGTCAAAGCAACCCCACTGACAACCTTCTTCAGGTATAAATAAACTTCTTATCATTGGACCTAAAACTTTATCACGCGCAGGTATTTGTTGTAAGTTTGGATTAGAATATGAAAAACGTCCAGTGATTGTGCCACCATCGTCAGATCTAATTTGATTTATCTCAGCGTGTATTCTACCTTTGTGTTCGTGTTTAAGTATTGTATCTATAAAAGTTGTGTTTACTTTATTAATCCTTCTTGCCTCAGCTATCTTCTGTATGGTAGGATGCTCATGATTGGAGAGAAAATTTTTAGTAAATGAAGGTTCATCAGATTTCGCAGTACGTTCGTAAGACAGGTTTAGTTTTTCAAAAACTTTGGCAATCGATCTTGCAGCCCATATCTGAGTATCTACTCCTGTTTCTTTTTTTACTTGGTGTAATAATAATTCTTCTTTGGTGGTTAATTCTGTTTTCAATTGATTGGCTGCTGTCACGTCTACCCGCACCCCTAGGTAACGCATATCAACTAGACAAGGAAAAAGATCAGTCTCAAGGTTAAATATATTTTCTAAATCATTTTCTATCATTAATTTTTTTACATGCTGCCAAAGTTTAAAAGTTAACTCTGCATCTTTTTCAGCGTATGCTCCAACTTCGTGTGCAGGTAATCGCCACATATCAGCCTTTGCATCTAACCCTCTTGACTTAGCAGCTTCTAATAAAGCTCTTTCGTTTTTTCCTTCGTTTAAAAAATGCCATGACAAAGTATTTAATGTGTATGAGAATCTATTTTCATCTAATAAAGAAGATGCAATCATTGTATCTACAACTAGACCATTTATCTTCAAACCTAAACTACGTATCCAACACACGTCATACATAGCATTATGAAATATTTTTGTAGCCGGACATTCTAAAATATCTTTGAACCATTCAATAGTTTTTGCCCTATCCATGTTAGGTCCTTCTTGATGAGCAATAGGAAAATACCATTTGTCATTGTACGTGGCCACAGATATACCCACTATCTCACCATTACCAATAACTGCACCAGACCCTTTTGATTTTAAATCTGGATCTCTAGTTTCTAAGTCAATAGCTATCTCGTCGTAAGATCTAAGATCAGGATACTCTGTAGGTTGAACCCATTCTGTTTGAGGTAAAATCATTCTAAATCGTCGAACCTTGTAGGTTTTTTCTTTTGATGTAATTCTTTCATTACTTGTCTAATTATAAAAAATGCCATCACGGTACCTATTATTATACAACCCATACCAAGAAAAAACATTCCTATTCCAAAACCAGGTGTCATGAGTAATCCCTTTCTAATATCATTTCTAAATAATGTATTGCTTTTTGTATATCTTTTGCCTTGCCTTTCGACTTGTGCCTGCAAATATATTTTATAGCGTTGCCCTCCGCAAACGGTAAGTTGTTTTCATTTATAAAATACGCAGGTTGAATTTTCATTTTTGAATAATGATTTCCATCCACTTGTTTATCAAGTGAATCGTAGGTGACACCTTTAAACATTTCTTTGTTTGTCATTAGTATGCCCAAGATACAAAAGAGTATCTTTCTCCTTTCGTTACTGTTTTTACTTCGTGGTTAAAAATAAATGTAGAAGGGAACAACATTATATCTCCTTCTTTTAGTTCATATTTATTGTTTCTTATATAAAAATCTCCTCCTTCGTAATCACTATTTAAATTTCCAACAATAGATACTATGGGAACTCCATAATCTCCTCTTGGCCATATATCCTTAATTAAATCGTAGTGAGGTTTTAAATTAGTATTAGGTTTATACCTATTAAATCTTAAAGTTGATAAATGGTGTAAGAACTTTTGTCTTAAAGGATTAATATTTTGTAAATCTTGATATTCTTGCACTGTTTTTTTTATAAAAGGTTCAAGTAACTTATGTTGTTCTGTAGTAGCAAATATCGTTTCTAAATCTGTTTCAGTTGGTTTTTTATAAGTGTTTTCATTTAATTTATACCATTGCATTTTTTGCCAATGTAAATTTTTAATTTTATCAACAACTTCTTTACAAAAATCTTTAGGAATTATTTGTTTAATAAATATAAAATCCTCTACATTACTTGTCATAGTTGATACTCCCTTAATTTCTTTTTTGCTCTCAGTTTGTACAGATTATTTCTTGCTCTAGTAACTCCAACATACCACACTCTATGCTCTTCATCTTGTTTGTCAACACTTGATTTAATCCCTTGCTGTACAGTACGACCTTGATGTAGAGATAGTATTACATTATCTTCTTCACCACCTTTTATTGCATGAATAGTCGACAACCATATTCTCGCCTTATCTTTTAAATTTTCTTTCGATGCAATTAAATTTCTTAAATACAAAATTTCTTTTTGATCAGCTACAAACTTATCATACCATGGAATTTTATTGTCCCATTTACCATCAGGTATGTATTCTTTAATTGCACTTATCTCTCTATCATCCAAAGATTCTTTTTTACTCCATTTAGTATAAGCCTGAGCTGCCTCATACATACCTACCTTAAAACTTTTACCTTTATTACTTTGATAATAAAAATTTTTACTTTTTAAATCTTTCATAATATCTAATAAATTACTTTTAGTTCGCGTAAGAATTAACCATCTACCCTGCGTTAGATCAATCTGATTAAGATCAGATATATGATGTGACTCGCCTTCATAATCTCGTGCTAAATAATTTTTGTGTTTCCTGATGCCTGATATACGGCTCACTGGTATAGCAGATTGTTCTTGAACAGATTTAGAAATACGTCTTGATTTTCTTAACACTCTCTCCTTACCAGGTTCTTTTATAAATCTATTAACATCAGCTCCAGCCCAGGCATAGATAGCTTGGTCGTCATCTCCAGCTAAATAGATTTGATCACAGTGTTCTTTTAATTTGTCGTAAAGTTTCCATTGTAAAGGAGATAGATCTTGTGCTTCATCAATAAATATGGCTTTGAATTTAGGTATTTTATTTGATTTTATTACTTCTGTTATGATGTCATTAAAATCTACAATATTATTTTTAGCTTTGTATAGTAATGCGTTTCTGTAAATATGATTTAAAGTATCAAAGTCTATTTCTTTTTTATCATGTTCATTTAAATCAAACTCTTTTCTGATACTTATGTCTTTGTTTATAGCTCTTTGAATCATTTGAAAATATGGATTGTTGCAAGTTAAGAAATGTGTTTCTTCTTCGTTGTATTTATCTGTAAATGAAACTCTTATATTTAATCTTTTACCTAAATCTTCGTAATGATAAGGTTGCATAATATCTTCTTCTTTTAATCCAAGTAAATGATAACAAAATGCGTGTATGGTTTGAAAGTATGGAACTTCTTTTTCAGATACGTTTATTCTTTTACGTGCTTCCTCTGCAGCTTTTCTTGTAAATGCAAAGTAACCTATCTTATGCAGTGGTACACCTTTACGTTGATAAGCTTTTACACGTTTAATTAATCTAAACGTTTTACCTGTTCCAGGTGGTCCGTATATTTTATTGATCTTTTCCATTTACTTTTTTAAATCCATCTGCAAGAGACCCAGTCCATCCATAGTTTCCATGATGCGTGGTTTTACCATCAACTATTCCATAAAATTTAAAACCAGATTTTTTAATTAAATTACAGAAGTTTACATCTTCTCCCCACCATGTTCCATCTTTACTAAATGTAGTATCCCAAAAATTATAAAAATAAGAATTAGCTTTTTCAGATATTATTTCTTTTTGTTTTATTTTAAGGTGTGGATTATCTTTCATTAATTTTTCATAAACCTTTCTGTGTATTAATGTTAAACCTGCAGGGCCAGCTTTTAATTCCACAATACCTTTTTCATCTATACGAATGTCTGTTGGATTATCAAACTCTACAGAAAACTTAACCACATTGTCTTGTGTTTTTTTTCTGTAGGGCACACAAATAGCATCTTTTTGTGCTATTATCATACGACCAACAACATCAGGTTCAAATTCTAAGTCTGAATCTACAAACAGTTGATAATCAAAACCTGATTCTAAAAACATTGCTGTCAATACGTTTCTTCCATAACCAACGTAAGGACACTTAAATGTTCCTATCTCTGCGGGTATCTTTGCAATCGTAAACTTGTTAAATAGTTTAACCAATGACAGACAAGTTGATACTTGCATTAAATCATATGTTGGCATTGATATATAAACTTTAGGTGGCTTCTTCATACTATGTTCTCCTTATCTTCTATTTCTATTATTTCTTCTGGTATGTCCTCTTTTTCTAAACCTTCCTCAGGAAGTTTTAAAACTCGTAATGGTGGAAATGATTCTTCGTTATCACCTTTTGGAAATCTTTTTTGACAATCAAACTCACCTTTAAAATATTGTTTAATCATTGTAGCTGTTCTTGCTCTTTCTTGATTCCAATCGCCACGTTTTAATTCATCATAAAATTTATCGTATACAAAATAAAAATTGTTATCTTCATGTAAGACTGCACCACTTTTAAAAGCTGCATACGAACTAGCTTTAGGCCCGTTGACATACATAAATAATTCTTTCTTCAACATGTCTACAGGGTTTGTGCCTGCGGGTGGTTGAATTGTTTCCATGGTTGCCCATAGTCCATTTAATATATTTTGATATTCTTTTTCTTTGATGCTTGGTGGATATGTCGTTGTGTGGTCAGCGATTAGACTACGCATTTGTTTCATTTCGTTAAACTGTTTTATACTAGTTGCGTGTACTTGTACAATTTTATCTGCTGCAACTTCTACATTAAAAAAATATTCATGATTAGGTTTGTACATAATTCTAATTAAACCTGATACTGATGGCCACTGCGAATCAAAGTGACCACCAATACCAAACTTTCTTTTAAGACACGTTCCCCTCGCGCAATAAGATGAAATAGGTAAATCATTACATTTAAAACCTGCTGTATCTTTCTTCCAATATTTAATTTTTTCTTCTACTTTGCCATCACCC